CATTACTGGAAAAACTGAATTAGTTTTTATGGGTGGTTGTGCACTAAACTGCTCTGCTAATACTATGCTATGGGATATATTTGATGATGTTTGGATTATGCCAAACCCAGGAGATGCTGGATCATCTTTAGGTGCAGCAGCAGCACTATATGGAAAACATATTGAATGGAAAACTCCATATCTTGGACATAATTTAGGTGGGGAATATCCAATAAATGAAATAATAACTAATCTAATCAGAGATAAGGTAGTTGCAGTTGCATCTGGTAGAGCAGAGTACGGACCAAGAGCATTAGGAAACAGAAGCATATTGGCAGATCCTAGAGACCCAGATATTAAAGACAAAGTTAATCTTATTAAACAAAGAGAAATGTTTAGGCCTTTTGCCCCAGTAGTATTAGAAGAATATGCAGATAAATGGTTTGATATGGATTTTGACTCTCCTTATATGCAATATGCAGTTAAATGCTTACAACCAGAAAAAATACCATCGGTGGTTCATAAAGATGGTACGTCTAGAGTACAAACAATAAATAAAAATCAGCACCCTGGACTTTATGCCGTTTTATCTAATTGGCACGCACTTACTGGAGTTCCAGTATTACTTAATACTAGTTTAAATATTAAAGGACAGCCATTATTAAATGATAAGTTAGACATAGAAAAATGGCAAAAACAATATAATTTTCCTATACTGTCCTAATCTGATATAATATATTTGTACCTGCCAAAAGGGGGTACAAAAATGAAACTCGCTGAAAAGGAGATATAAAATGGTAAGTTCATTTGCATTGGATCTTTTTAAGGATCCATTTTTTATTGGTTTCAACCGTGAGTTGGACCGTTTAAATACAGTACATAATCTAGCAACTCGTCAGGCATATCCGCCATACGACATTCTTAAATTAGACGAAGACACATACAAGTTGTCTTTAGCCGTTGCTGGGTTCTCTAAAGATGATATTAATGTGTCAGTAGATAATGGAACATTAATCATTAAAGGAGAAATTGTTGAAGTAACAGATGCAGAAATTGTTCATAAAGGCATTGCTGGTAGAAAGTTTACTCGTACTTTTGCTCTTGGTGAATATATGGAAGTAACTGGTGCTGAAATGAAAGATGGTATGTTACATATTGATATTGATCGCATTGTTCCAGAGGATAAGAAACCAAAGGATATTGTAATCAAAGTTGCCAAAAAGTAACGATTAGTATATAATAGATATGTTGTAATTAACAACATTTTAGTCCTAAGCATGACTATAAAAACTGCTTTTAGAATTAGGAGAATGGATGGAATTAAATAAAGAGGTACAGGTTTTAAAAAATAAAATATTTTATATTAAAGATTTTTTATTTTCAGAAACATGCGACCTTTTGGTTTCAACATTTTCTGGTAACCATTTAGTTGAGTCCGATCAACCTGGAATATTTGCTAGCCTTGGAAGCGGAAAGGGAGAACACGAAAGTTTTGACATTAGTGGTCTTCAAAAAGTATCTAATAGGTATCCAGATAAAGATATAAATATAGGAATTGATATTTTTACAGGACTACTCACTAACATTGAAAAAACTGCATCAAACTTATTTAATAAAAATCTTATGTTAAAATCATATTTTTATAGCCATATGAAAAGTGGTGGCAAAAATTCATTACACGTTGACAACTATGATGAAAAACACTCCAAAGATTACTCAGTTATATTATATTTAACAAATTCTTATTCTGGAGGAAACGTGGTATTCCCAAAACAAGAGTTAACAATAAAGCCAGACCCAGGAACATTAATTGCTTTTGTTGGATCAGAAGATATACCTCATGAGGTAGAAGAGGTTATTGATGGAGATAGGGTTAATATAATATGTTTTTTACACGAAAGGAGAGATAGATAGTTATGGCACTGTACGAATATGATTGTATGCCTTGTGGTACTAGAGTAGTTAAGGAAAGATCTATAAGTAGTAATGATCCAGGATATCAGTGTGAAACTTGCAATAAGCCGTTAGTTCGTGTATACTCTAATGTAAGCGCAATTTTTAACGGTACTGGATTTTATTCAACTGATAACAGAAAGTAGATGTATAATATTACTATGAGTAGCATTGTTAAAGATCATCCAAGTGTAGTTGCAAAAAAATATTTATTAGATGCAAATGATCGTTGTGATACATGTCAGGCACAAGCAATGGTAAACGTTAAAGGAGTGTCTGGAAGTCTAATGTTTTGTAGTCATCACTACAATAAAATAATGAATAATTCAGATTCATATCAAAAAATGATGAGTTTTATGTTAGAGATCATTGATGAGCGTGAAAAATTAATAGAAAATAAAACGATTGGGAGTTCAAACTAATGTATGAGTATTTTGTAAAAGAAGTGAAGAATGTTGTTGATGGAGATACTATTGATGTTATTATTGATTTAGGTTTTGATGTTATGTTTGCATCTCGTGTACGTTTGGCTGGTATTGATACCCCAGAGTCACGCACAACTGATAAAGTTGAAAAGGCTTTAGGTCTTGAATCTAAAGACTATTTAAAAAAATATCTTAAAGATGCTAAATCCGTTGTAATTAAAACTGAAAAAATGAACTCGTCAGAAAAATATGGTCGTATCCTTGGTTGGATATATGTAAATGGCGACACAGAGTCATTAAACGATAAGATGATTAATGATGGCTATGCTTGGGGATATCTTGGAGAAACTAAAATTAAAGATTTTGAAGCATTAAAAAAGGCTAGAGCAAAGTCTGGCAAATGAAAACTGTATTTTATTTTACAGCAGATTGGTGTGGACCTTGTAAAAAGGTTCGTCCTATTGTTGAAGATTTAAAAAAAGAAGGATTTCAATTTCAAATGATAGATGCTGATTACGAACAACTACTTGTTAAAAGATTTGAAGTAAAGTCAGTTCCAACTTTTATATTATTTGAAAATAAAAAAGAAATTAATCGTATAACTGGAGCACAAACAAAAGAAGATTTAATTAAATTTATTAATCATGAAAAAAATACTTAAAAGAATATTTAATCCAGATGGAGAAATAATGGCATCCGAAGAAAACGAAATCATTGAAAAGTTAATACTTGATGGTGGACTTGAGGTGGTAGGGGTTGATTCTGAAGATGGTTCATTGCTATATTCTTTTACTCCAAAAATAAAAGAATTAATGCCAGAGTTATATCATGACCATTTAAACAGCGTTAATGCTGAAATACTGTTTTTGTGGGAAAGAGGATATGTAGACATAGATTTTTTATCAAAAGATCCAGTAGTTACACTTACAGAAAAGTCATTTGATAAGTCTGAAATGGCAAAATTAAACAAGAATGAAATATGGGCCATAGAAGAACTTAAGCGTCTTACTAGGCCAAAACCCTACAATAGGCCTAAAACCTGATATAATACTAAGATGCCATATCGTATAGGTGCTAAAGGGTCGTTTGGTTGTTCAGGCTATCCCGCTTTAAAAGAAGGTACAAATGAAGTTATGGGTTGTCATCAAACTCGTGGCGAAGCAGCAGCACAAATTTATGCAATTAATCGTTCCGAAGGGAATATAGGAAAAAATATGAATGAAATTAAAGAAGGCGACTTCGTAATGTATATGGGCGAAGATGATAAAAATATGGTTGGTCGTGTTGAATATGTAATGACTAATCCAGGATTACTTGGATTACCAGGATCAGAATACTCTATGGAATACATGGAAAATGATAAGCCAGTTATTGTTCGTGAATATGAAGAAGAAGATGGCGCCTGGGAAGAAAAACCTTATGTTTCTTATCACCGCATGTCTGAAGTTATTAAAATTGAATCACTATCTGTATCAGTAGATCTTGTAGTTGAAATGGGTTCTAATGGATCTGGAATTCCATCAACAGCAGACCCTAAAACTTTAATAGAAATGTATAATGTTCAAGTTGAAAAATTAAATGAAAAAATTAGTAAATCATATTCTTCAGATAATGAAGAAGAAGATAAGTGGGATAATATGGAAAAGAAATGCTGGGTTGGATATGAACAACGTGGCATGAAAGATAAAAATGGCCGTATGGTTCCCAACTGTGTTCCTGTTGGAAAATCACAAGATATGGATGATGAAATGGAAAAAGCAAAAGAACCAAACTATGGCGAGTTTATTAAGCCTCGTAGAGGTGGATCAACACCATCTAATCCAAAATTATATGCAACAGTAGTGCAAGCAGCAAAAGATAAATTTGATGTTTACCCATCTGCAGTTGCTAATTCATGGGTAGTTCAAGAATACAAACGTCGTGGTGGCACGTACAAGTCAGAATCACAATCTACAACAAAAAGTATTTGGGATGGATCATTTAATCCTTTAAGGTTTGAAAAATAATGGCTAATAGATCTTCAGGTTCTTATTTTAAAAACAACGCTTTTAATTCTTTACAAATTAAGAATGGCAGAATTGTTCGTTTAAGAAAAGACGGAACTGTAAAAGCAGATCTTGGTCCGCACACAAAGGCAAAGGTAGGAGTAACCAATGGCAAATAAAGAACAAAAAGGCAATGCTAATACAAAAAAAGAGCCAAAGATGAATCTTAAAGAAAAGCGTATTGCCAAGCAACAAAAAAGGGATAAGAAAAATGGCTGATACATACACTCCTAATGCTGGTATGAAGGCTGCTGCTCGTCGTGCTTTAAAATGGAAAGAAGACGGTAAAGCAACAGGTGCTGGAACTCCAGTAGGCTGGGGTAGAGCAACAGATATAGTTGCTGGTAGAGCAATGTCTCTTAGTACTGTTAAAAGAATGTATTCATTTTTTTCTCGTCATGAAGTAGATAAAAAGGGGAAGGGATTTTATAGTGGCCCAGAGTTTCCATCTAATGGAAGAATTATGTGGGATGCTTGGGGTGGAGATGCAGGTTTTTCATGGAGTCGTGCAATTGTAGAAAGAGAAAAAAAGCAAGTAGAAAAGGTTTGGCAAGGAACTGCATTTGATCTAAGGAAGTAGTAAAATATGGAATATTTATTACTTATAGGCTTGACATTGTTTGTTTCTTGGTCTATAATTAAAGTATCAAATAAAAAAAGAATAACATTCTTGAAAAAAAATAAACATAGACAAAGTGATGTTTATGAAATGATTAAGGATGTTCTTCCAAAACAAAAATTTGATAAGCCAAAAATTATTACTCAGTCTCAAAAACATATTCAAAAAAATATGTTAAGGGTAATAATAACTGAAGGAAAAGCATATTGGACATTAGATAATGTTTTTTACAGTGCTACTGCTATTAATGGCAGAGTAGATGAAGATACTGTAAAGCCATTAGATTTTGAAAATATGACAAAAGAAGAACTAACTAAAATGTTATCTATACTTGATGACTTAAAACAAGGGGTAGAACTAAATGATAGTGGCAGTACAGGGGACTAGGGAATTTAACGACTATAACGTATTTTTACGTGCTATGAGTGTTGCCCTATCTGAAATGAAAGATGGAGATAACGAATTTATTATCTACTCTGTTGGTCCTGTAAGAGTAAATAGTTTTGTTTCAGAGTTTGCTAACTTATCTGAACGTGGAATGAAAGCAAGAGGTCGCAAGATTAAGTTTTATAATACTGCACCTCAATGGTTAAATGAAAATATCAAACAAGTAAACTACTTTGTTTTTTTAAGTCGTCCAAAACAACTAAAATCAAAGTTAGTTTTAAATGCAGAGGCAAACAACATTGACGTTGGCCTTTTTCAATATTAGGAGAAAAATATGGTTATTAGAAGTTTAAACACAATGGAAAAAATTGTAAAGAAAAACGCAAATTTAATGTGGGATGGCTGGAATGTTATTGATTTAAAAGAATCAAATGTGGCAAAAATCTCTCCTATTGGAATTAGAGTAAATGATAAATGGTATCTACATAAAGTATACAAGCCTAATCGTAATGGCTGGGATATACCAAATAAGTATAAGGATTAATCTTGAAGCAGCATTTGTGGAAAGATGAGTCTTCGTGCTTAGGACTTGACAATAATTTATTTTTTGACAAGTATGAGGATGATGTAGCAGTAAGACCAATAGTTGATTCTATTTGTGCATCTTGTCCAGTTAAAAAAACCTGTTTTGCAGTAGGCGTTTCCAGTAAAGAATGGGGCGTTTGGGGTGGAATATATCTAGAAGGTGGAGATATATCTAGAGAGTTTAACAATCATAAAACAAAATCCCATTGGGCTAATACCTGGGAATCTTTGACTATGGAAAAATAAAATGTATACAAACGATATGCGTAAAGCATTTCACTCTATAGTTGCACCAAAAGGATTTAACGTTGAAATTATTGACAATGATCACTTTCTTACGATAAAATTAGATGAAAGAAAGTTTATAAAAATGTTTCATGATGAAAAGATACAGGCATTGCAGTATGTAGTTCAAGTAAAAAAGGCTTTAGAAATGAATGGGGCAATTGTTTTGGTTACTAGAGAAGCAGTAAAATAATGCAAACCTTTTTACCATATAAAGACTACAATAGGTGTGCAGAAATATTAGATAATAAGAGATTAAATAAACAGATATTAGAAGCCTATCAAATATTGAAAGTACTCTCTGGCAAATCTCCTTCTGGAGCATGGCGTAATCATCCAGCAGTATTGATGTGGAAAAATGCAGAGCATTCACTTAAGACATACGCTAAAGCCATGATTAAAGAGGCTAAAGCAAGGGGTATTAAGACAGACAAGAATGAGTCTAATATAGAGGCTCTAGAGGCTGTTTGCAGCGAAATTTGGGGTACTCAGAAGCCTTTCTGGGCTACGCCATCTAACCCCCATATAGATCGTATTAACATTACTCATAGGGCTAATCTGTATCGTAAAGATCCTATTTACTATGCTGAGTTTTATAATGATATTAAAAATAATAATAACAAGCCATGTTGTGATAAATGTTTATACTATTGGGCAACTCACGCTATCAGGAATGGAGTACAATAGATAGTATGGAAATGATATTTGTTATATTTTTTGCCATACTTACATTTTCATTTGGATTAGCCTATTGGTCTACCTTTGATAAATTAAAAAAATGTAATTTGCTATTGTCACAACTTTTTATAAAAAATAAAGCATTAGAACAAATTTCTCTTCAAGCAAAAAACAATGAACATTTATCTGACGATACAATACATAAAGAAAATTTTATTAAATTTTTATCTGATTCAAGAGATTGGGCTTTTGCTTATATTGAAGATGTTCAAAAAGGTTTAAATAAATTTATTGAAGATGTTGATCCAAGCATAAACTATTTTTCAGAATTTAGCACACTGTCAGAAGGGCACCCATTGCATGAAGATATGAAAAAAATATCTATTGCTTATAAAGACTTAAAAAAGTTTTTACCAGAAGACTACGAAACAAAAAGATGAAATTTTATTATTTTGGTGGTCACTTTACCAACAACTATAGTTTAGAAAAAGCATCTACTTTAGACAAAAATCATTTTTCTGGTGTAATGTTTACATATGATGCAACTCAGGGAGACATGTTTGTAAGAACTGCAAAAGATATCAAGCCTGAAGAAAAAATTAAATATTTGGTTGCAATCAGACCGCACACAATATCCCCTCAATATCTTTATACAATTCATGATTCAATAAATGAAATAATGGAAGATAGACTTCAAATAAATTTTATAACAGGATATATAAAAGATCATGAATCAAATGTTGGTGGAATAGTTTCTGGTGTAAATGATAAATCAGATCCAATTGATAGATCAAAGTATATGATTGATTTTATTAAAACATTAAACGAGATGTCAGAAAATAGAAAAAATAAAAAGTTGTTAGATTTTTATGTATCAGCGACAAATAGTTATATTTTAAATACAGCGAAAGAATATAAAAATAAAATAATACTTCCTTACAATGTATACAAACGTGGTTTTTGGTCTGATAGACCATCTTCACCAATCAAACTTGATATAAAAAATACCGAAGTTATGATAGCAATGACTCCAATTATTAGAAAAACTAAAGAGGAACTTGATCTATTGACAAATTATGCTCTAAAACCTATTTGGAAAAAGGGAGAGGTTTCACAAGTTTTAAATGATGTAGAATATTTTACTCACGAAAGTTTTAATGAATTTATTGAAATGCTTGAACAAGATGGAATAAATCATTTACTAATAAACTCTGTTCCTGCAGAAGAGGTGCATGTTATAGTTCCATTTATTAAACAATATGTAGAATTAAAAGAAACATACAAAATAAAGGAGAAAGTTTTACAATGAAAGACGTTTTACTATCAACAATAACAGGTTTTGGATGCGGAGTCGTGTTTGCTGCATTCAAATTGCCAGTACCAGCACCACCAGTTTTTGCGGGAGTCGCAGGAATTATTGGTCTATGGATTGGTTTTACAACATTAACACGAATTATATCCTAGGAGGAATAATGAATAACTTACTAAATGATAAAACAAAGGCAATGCTAGCCTCATACGGAAGATCCGTTTTGGGTTCAGTAATTGCACTCTACATGGCTGGCGTAACAGATCCTAAAGATCTTTGGGCTGCACTAGTTGCTGCTTTAGCGCCCGTTGCATTGAGAGCACTTAATCCTAACGATAAAGCGTTTGGCGTATTGCCAGATACAGGAGCCATCTCAGATGCTCTTGGAAAAATCGTTCCAGTTAAGAGTGCACCAAAGAAAAAGGCTGCTAAGAAAAAGTAGTTTATTTTTTAATAAAGGGGGCAAACATAAAAACTTGCCCCTTTTATTTTTACAATGGGGGAATAGTGGATTTTGTATATATTTGTAAAGATGGGTCCAACGAAGAACTAAAGTATTCTATTAGATCAGTTGTTGAAAGTTTTCCAGATTCAAGCATATGGGTTGTTGGTGGTAAGCCAGATTGGTATGTTGGAAATTATATTGAAGTAAATCAAGTACACACAAAATATAAAAATGCTGCAGAAAATTTAAAAAAAATTTGCTCTTCTTCAGAAATATCTGAATCTTTTGTTTTAATGAATGATGATTTTTATATTATTAAAAAAATAAATAATATAGAAACGTATCACGGTGGCTATCTTTTAAATAAAATAAATCTTTATCAAAAAATTAATGGTAACTCTAATTATACTAGAAAACTTGTAGCAACTTATAAAAAAATTATAGGACTTGGAATTACAGATCCACTAGATTATGAATTACATGTTCCAATGATTATGGAAAAAGAAAAACTAAAAGAGGTTTTGCAATATGAGGATAAGTTTTTATGGAGATCTATGTATGGAAATATCTTTAATGTTGAAGGAAAAGAAATGCAAGATGTTAAAGTTTACACAAAAGGGCCATTAGTTTTTAAATCTTATAATTTAAATATAGATCAACATACATATTTGTCTAGCGCAGATAGTTCTTTTAATATTATTTATGATAAAATACTTAAAGTTAACTTTAAACAAAAAACTAAATTTGAGAAATAAGTTCTAAGTATTGTTGTTTCAATACATTTGGTGAAAAATTATTTATTCCTATTTCATAGGCTTGTTTTTTATAACTCTCTTTATCTTTTAAAATAATATAGTCATCTATCTTTTTAGCCAATATTCTTGGATCTGCTTCAAATAAATCAATCCTAACCTTAGTTTTAATTGTTCCTATTGAATCACTTTTAATTAGCCAATCTGAAGGTAGTATATGGTTATTGGGAGATATGTTTGTCATAAAAACTGGGAGAGCACTTAGCAAAGCCTCATTCATTGGTAAACATAATCCTGCATATCTTCTTGGTAAAACCATAGCATCAAAACCATTGTACATATCTTCCCTATGACTCGGATTTCCAATCTCAATTGTAAGTCTAGGATCTTTTGCTGCTGTTTCTATTTCACTTTGACTTTTAATTACTAACTGATAGTTTTCTTTTGAATATTTGAGCATATCAATAACAGTATTAGTGCCATTCCTATCCTTTGCCGCTTTTTTACCAGCAATGTGCAATATTTTGTTGTGAGATTTAGATAAGTTATTTTCTTTTATTTTATAAAATAATTCTTCATTTGTTGGTGGCGGAAGATGTATTACTTTAGTTTTATTTCCAAACATTCTTTTTATAGTATCAATTTCCCAAATACTTGGTGATAGTAAAACTGTTGGTAATGGTAAGTTAGGATTTGATAAATGACCAAATAACTCATAGTTATACTGAAGAATTGTTTTAACTCCTCGTTTATCTGCATATTTTATAAAATTTTGATCATAAAATGTTTCACAACTTAATACAACATCTATATCATTTAAAAATACTTTAATGTGTTGCGAAGATGGAAAACCATGACTCTTTATGCAATTATATTTTTCATACCATTCTGGATGTTGTTTGTTTTTATTAAACGGAGTAGAATCAATTAAAAGAATCTTGTCAGGATTTAACATATTAACTAACTCTCTAGTCTGATTACCAAGGCCAGTATTGTCTGATCTTGCTATGATACCCAACCTCATTCTTTATATCCCCAAACTTCATCATCTACCGTAAATTTACGGGTACCCTGACGACCATCTAAATGATAAGAACGTTTAATACTACCTTCAGGATGGTAAATCCAGAGTTTGTGCATATCCCAACCTTCTTGACTAAACTCCCCATATGGAGATATATCATCTTGAATTGCTCCATGAAAAGTATCTTCTATAAAAAATTTATCTTTACATTTTGGAAGCACAATATCTTTGTAATATTTTTTTCTACTTAGATGTGGTCGCTGACTCCATTGTATGGTTTTCATAAAGCCATTCTCTAAACCAAGCATAAGGTGTTCGTGATCTTTTGGTATAAATGATTCAAAATGAAAACGAATAGTATTTGCTTTATTATATTCAAACATATCTAAACATTTATCCCAGTCTATTGGCGTATCTGGAGTTAAAGGAGCATCGCCTTCAACATAAAGTAATAATGGTGTTTTAATTTCAGTAATTGTTTGACGCATCATGTTGGTTTGATGACTATGCTCTTTAAATATAAATGGTAATATGTTTTTATCTTCATGTAAACACTTCCACAAAATGCGATTTTTATATTCATCGTAATCTTTTTTACGATTTTTTTGTTCTTCCCTAAGACCATCTATTTGCATAATAATTTCGTTGTCTGGAAAATGAACACGAATATCACTAATGGTTTGGTCTATCATTTTTGTGCTTGGATGATCTGTAATTACAGATGTAGCCATGACAATTGTTATATCTCTTTTATGCATTTATTTGCCTCATTAACTCAATAAAAAGATTTCTTTTATATTTAATCCACCAACAAACAATTTGATGCATATTGTTAGGATAATCACTTAATAATTCAGGAACTAGGGTTTGTAATAAATTCCAATTATCAGTAGTTTTAACTGGCACTTCTTCTTCAAAAAGAAAGTTATAATAATTTATTGTATTTCCTTTAGAATCAATATTATCTGCAATTGGTAAGCATAGCATTTCTATTGTTTCGTAAAATCTAAAAGAATCTATTACTACTTGTCCACTGGGGCATGGAATAATTTTACTAATAAACATTTTATCATAATAAGATTTAGGATTAAGTCCTTGGGCAAAGCCTTCTGTAGGTTCATAAAAAGAATTTGCAATTGTTGGCATTGCTTTTGATAATTCTTGTCTTCTTTGATGAGTTATTTGTCCAGCAAAAGATACGTCATACGATTTGTCTTGATACTGTGGTAAATTATTTGATAAATGTTGCGGAACACCTAGTGCCAACTTATTATATTGTGAGTGTTTTCTATGCGGGTATTGAATCCAAATTTCAATATTATTATGTTTTATTTTATCAACTTTAAATGTAGCACTCTCATCTCCAGTAATAAATAAAACTACCCTGCCTATCTTACTTAACTCTTCAGATATTTGATCTTCATAATCTATATTCTGTGGTCCAGGAATAACAATAAAGGCTCTATCTTTATTGGGCAAAGTTGTTACTTTTTCTGGCTTAATATTATTTTTATTAAAAAATTCTTTTAATAATCCATAATCCCATTTATCAGCAGCACAATCTTCTTGTTTAACTGAGTAAAGATATGCATTAATCATTTTGTAGACCTAACAAACATCCATTGCGGATGCATATGTTTTGTAAAGATTAAGTTTTTAAATCCTATTTCTTTTAATATATTATCAATCTCAGACTTGGATGTTTGATAAGAGTATGGAGAGTTCTCTTCTCCAATAACAAACTGAAAGAATAAATTTCCACCAACCTTTAATTTTTCATAAGCAAGTTTTATATAATTAATTTTTTCTTGGTGTTCAATATGCTGAAAGACTAACATTGAGTATACAAAATCAAGATTGTCTGCAAGTTCCTGATACCTTATATTATCTCTTTTAGGTGCAAGGTTTATCATTTCATCTGAGATATCTATTGCGTAAAAGTTACAGTTGCTATATTTGTCTGCCAAAGGAACCAAAAGTCTTCCTATTCCACATCCAATTTCTAAAACATTACTCCAAGAGTCATTATTATTTTCTATAAGATTTAAAAATGTTTCAGTAGATGCCCAAGCATCTGCAATATATTTATATCTTACATCTGGATCTAATGCAGCATTATCCCAAAATATTTTAGATTGATTCATAATATAAGTGTACTTCATGTTGATAGTCAAGCAATGTTTCTTTATATCCAAGCCCCCACAACCAAAATCTTAAATCATATAAGTATTCATTCCATTGTTGCATCATAAATTCTGGATGACCAGATAACCAGATCTTAGGCTTAAACTCCTTTAAAACGCCTTCTGCGCCCCTTAAAACACGTCCTTCGCTGCCTTCTACGTCTAAAGAAATTGCCGTAGGAGGCTTAATCCCATGATCATATACACAGGAATCTATGGTAATTTGACCATAGGTATCTCCTTCAAGGTATAGTTCTTTAAATCCATGTGCTGCTTCAATTTCTAAATTTGATTCTGGTGGAAACTCATTATAATAAATACGTGTAAGGTTATTGTTTTTGTCTGAAGCAAATCCAGGAATGCAAACTGTTGGATTTTTTAAATTATTTTCCTTCCAAATTAATGGATAGTGAGACCAAACCTTTGGATTTGGTTCAAATACTACAGTCTCTGCTCCCCATATTTGACAAAGCGCAACCATCTCCCCTTCTTCTCCACCAACATAATAGATTACATCGCCAGGTCCAAGATTGCTATGCATTGATTGCAATCTTTTTTTTTCCCATCCTTTTTCTGTGTACCACTCAGGTCTGTTGGCACGATGCTTTGGTAGTGTTATTTCAAATTCACCGTTAATAATGGCTTTAACCATCTCTGTCATTTTATCCCCCTTATTTTATTATACTTTATAATTTCTGGATTACATACCCCACATGTATTTATTTCTATTTTATTATCAACACTACCCTCAGCGTATGTTGATTTATATTTAAAAGTATTACCACATGTTGTGCAA